GAAACAAAGAGATCATTAGCACACTCAGTATCGTATTAGTTGTGACTGTATTTTCGAATGTCGCTAATGCTACCCCAGAACTAGATACTAAGAACAATCTTAGCCTTGAACAGGCTCAGACATCGGAAACCGCCTCGAAAGAGGTTTTTTTGGTTTCTAAAGCAAAAAAACTAGAGAGTTTTGAGAACAAGGTTTCTCTGACTGATTTAGAACTAAAGGAACTGCTTTCGTTAGTAGGATTCAAGGGTAAAGACCTTGTAGTTGCTTGGGCAGTTGCTAAAAAAGAGTCTAATGGCCGTCCTTTGGCTTTTAATGGCAACCACAAAACTGGTGACTCGTCTTATGGAATGTTCCAAATCAATATGATTGATACCCTTGGTCCTGATCGTAGAACCAAGTTTGATCTTGACTCTAATGCTGAACTTTTCAATCCCGTCAAGAATGCTGAAATTGCATACTATATGACAAATGGTGGAGACGACTGGTCTTCTTGGAAGGGTATTACCCCAAGAACCAAATACTGGATGTCTAAATTCCCTAAGTAATATACAAAATTAGGACCCCTCTTAGGAGGGGTTCTTTTTTGTTTCTTCAAGTATCCACTTGTAGGTTTTTTCAATTCCTTCTTTAAGTGACATTGAATAATCCCAATTTAGTCTTTCTCTAACCATATCGTTGTTAGAATTTCTGCCTCTAACTCCTAAAGGACCAGGTATATGCATCTTACTTAAAACCTTGCCTTCAACACTGCATGCAATATCAACCAATTGATTAATGGTAACCATCTCTTCAGACCCAATATTAACTGGGCCAGTAAAATCTGATTGCATAAGTCTTCTTGTTGCTTCTATGCATTCATCTATATATAGGAATGATCGAGTCTGTTCTCCATCTCCCCAAATTTCTATAAAACCATCTGCCTGTATAACTTTTCTACACATTGCAGCAGGTGCCTTTTCTTTTCCGCCATCCCAGGTTCCTTCTGGCCCATAAATATTGTGATATCTGGCAATTGCTACTGGGATCTTATTGTTTCTATTGAAAGCCAAAAACATTCTTTCACTAAACAATTTTTCCCAACCATACTCGCTATCTGGATCTGCAGGATATGCGTCAGACTCTTTAAGTCCAGGGTTGTTGACATCTAACTGCTTATAGTCAGGATACATACAAGCAGAACTTGAATAAAAAATCTTTGTCTTATTAATGTTGTATTTAGCATTTAATCTTGATTGGGCTCTAAGAAGATTAAGGTTTATCAAAGCAGAGTTTTCCATAATCTGAGAATCATTATCTCCAGTAAAAATATATCCAGCACCACCCATATCTGCTGCAAACTGATATACCTCATCAAAACCTGTAATTAGTTTATATGGAATCTCATTGTAAAAATTTCCCTGATATCCTTTAAATTGAATTGATTTTTCAACATTTTCATAAACAGAAAGGTCTCGCTCAATAAACTCGTCTGCCTGTGTATTAGAAAAATCTGGATGCTTTAAGTCAACGCCTCTGACCCAATATCCTTCAGACTTAAGCCTATTGACCATATGACTTCCGATAAAACCACCTGCACCAAGTACTAGGGCTGTCTTCATTATTTCCTCACAATTCCGTTAGTTAAAGTATATAGCAATATTTTTAAACTAGTTCAGATATCTGCTTTTCCCAAAACTCAGATATGTGCAACTGCTTATGCAGTCCAGGATGTGGCCAGTGCGCTCCAGGACCTTTTAGTCTTCCATAGTCGTAAGCAATCTTATGATAGTCATAGGCATAATCAAATATATCTGGATACATTTCTTTCCACTTATTGTGGCATCCTTGCCAATTCTTCATCTCAAAATGTTTGGGAAGTTCAGTAACACTGTTTGCAACAAAGCCAAGTTCAAAATCTGCTGGGAACTCATTCTTTGTTGTATCTGGTATATAGTATCTAAAGTTATCTTTTAAGAACTGCTCTTGTTCATCAGTCAGTCCATTTGACCAGCAAGACCAGTATAACTTAATTCCGTTTGTTTCACAGAATGCTTCTAGCATTTTTATATGATCTAGATTTTGATAATAAACCCACTCATATGGCAAAATCTCTTCATAGTTCCAAGGTGCTGATGCTTTTGTTTTTTTTGCACTGTGATTAATAAACCACTCTTGCATTTTTTCTCCATCTGGACTAACAAAATAAAATCTTTCAAAATTTGCAAAATGAGCAATAACAATTTCTGGTTTATATTGATACTGATGAATCATTCCTAAAAAACTAGAAACTAACTTATTTGCGGATGCTCCAGAATAAGATATGTTACCAATAGGTTTTTTAATTTTTTCTGAAAGTATATTACTCCATCTAAGGTTTTCTGGCATTCCCTGACCCATAGTTATTGAACATCCTAGGGCTACAACTTTTGGTTTTGTTGAAAACTCTATAGACCTTAGTCCATCGCTATTCCAAACATAGTTGTACTCTGGTCTTTCTACTTCTGCATGTGATGAGAATATTGATGAGGAACTGGAATAATTTTTATTAGGATTATTTCTATCAATTTCGCAGTATGGAATTACTCTTGGGCTAAACATATCAAATAACATTAGTATATGTATCCGCCTTTTTTAATTTTTTTATATTTTTTCCACATTCTAAACTTATAAAAAATTCTTTTTAGCATTTTGATTCTGGCCACTCTCTCCACCACATTTTTCTTCCGTTATCTAGTTGGTAGTCATTCCAAGAATAAGGATTTCCTATTGCTTTCTGAGGATCATCAAAAAAGTCCCAAGTTTCGATTCCTTTTTGATTTCTATTCCTATGAATATAGGCAGTATATGTGCTTCCTGATGTACCAACAAAATTTGTAGCATGATGCATTACCAAGTTGCAGATAAGACCAAAAACAACTTCATCTTGAAATGGTAGAGCCATAAATTCATCTTTAAAATTATTTACAATATACTCATCTAGCAATATAAACCTATGCTTATTGTCTTGAACCATTTTGTGTCCTGGTTGACATGTTGTTACTACTATTGGAAGATTGTTTTGTCCAAATCTATCTAGCCATAACTCAAACATTTCCTGCTTTGTTTCAAACATCTTGACATGATCAGAAAGCCTTAAATGCATTCCTTGAAAATTTCCAATTGAATGATATATCTTATTTGCTAAATCAACATATTCTTGTTTAAACTTAACTGAAGAAATTGCCTTATCAAGGCTTTCGTTTCTTTTATAAAAAAATCTTGAATACCATCCCAAAGTTAGTTTTAAATGAAGAGTCTTGTCTAGAGGAAGTCTTTTTCTTCCTTCTGCAAAATACTTTTCATCATCAGAAATGTCCTGTTGATTACTATAGTAAAAATTATTTAAAAGATCATCAATAACTAACTCTTCTTGCTTGAATGTATCTATTTTTTCATCAATAAGAATTAAGTTTGAATTAAATTCCATAAGATCCAAAAGATGAGGAAACTGTTCAGGATTTGTAAAACCTTCTCTTTGCTTATTGTAAAATCTACTTGGGCTAAAGATTGGAATACTATCGGTATTATAAAGTTTTTTATCTGCAGTATATTTGCCATAGTGAATTATTGCTGGGACGTTGAGTTCGTGAGATAGTCCTGCTGCTAACTCTAAACTCATAACTTGATTTATTAATCCTGTAGGGTTATATAGTTGAAAAAATAACTTATTCATTTACATGGCTTCTGTTTTTGGTTTTTCATTATCAACTGTTTTACGAATATCTGTGTATAGATATTGTGGCCCATGCTTAAAAAACCAGTGGTCTGGCTCTGTATAAAAAAAGAAAGCGTTAGCAACTAGGTTATTTTGTGGATTTGGAAACTCTTCTCTCCAGTGTTCTTGATCATTACCATATGATATTACTGCATCGTTTTCTTCTGCTTCAAACTTTATACCCTCGACATAGAAGTCCCACGGCGTTTTGTGAAAAATTGTATAGTTTATATGATATGTACAGGCGTTGTCGTCTTTGTGCTTCCAAAGTCTTGCTTTTTCTCCTTCATAAATACTTAGAACACACCATGAAGGTAGCAATGTCTCTGACTCAAACTCTTCTCTTGCTAATGGCAAAAGCATTTGATGAAATTTTCTAAGTGGTTCTATTGCAGGTCCATGAGTATTATCCCAAATTGTCCATTGATGTCTTCCAAATCCTTGATCGTATGTGCTCTTGTCTGTTGACCAAAGATTCATTGCTAGGTTTTGTAACTCTAAGTGTTCTGCTGGTGGAAGAACTGTTTTTAGTAAATAAGGAGTTTTCATTTTACCATTTCCCTAGTGGGCATACTGCCTTTTCTAATTTTGTTTTTACTTTCATTATGCACCCACATTTTTTACATTGAGTAGTTAGTTTTATTAATTCTGGACAACCTTTACAGATAGAGTATCTCTCTTTTGCTTTTTCTTCATCTGCCCATTCAGTATTAGGATTTACAACATCCCAAGGCCTTGTTTCGCCAAGCATTTTTTTATATCTATCTAGAGCATTTTCTTTATTATCAGACATATCTTACCCTTCACCATTATAAATATACTCATAAAGTTCAAAATCAATACTATTTAAATCTAAGAAATTTGCTATATCTTGATCAGATAAAGATGACTTAAGGCTGGGAGTTGTATATTCTTGCTTGCCAAACTTAACCAAAGAATCATTTATGTTAAAAATTTTATTATTTAATGTTTTAAACTCTAGATTTTCGTAATTCACATTAAACCAATCAACTAATCTTTGAACAAAGGTATCTACTTTATTTGTTGTATTGACAATTTCAAAATTATTAATATTTTCTTTAACAAGTTCAAAACTAATGTCTATATCTTTTAAGTACCACTGTTTGGACCTAGTTAAGTAATCTGACTCTTGATCAGATGGAATATCCTTAAACATGTTTGCTTCTGGCTCAGAGCATATAAATTTTGACTGTATGTTTCTGTGAGGAATATAAATTGGATCTTCAAATAAGTAATATTTTAATCTTAATTCCATTGTATCCAATGAAGAGTATTCTGTTCTGCTAGAAAGCACTCTGTCATAAATATATAAAAAGTTACTAATTGCACGATCTAATGGATCTCTTACAAGTGTAGCAACAGATAGGTTTTCAATTTTTGAAATTGGATACCTTCCCAAATGCCCTTGAATAAATGCATATTCAGATGAAATATCTTCATGTGGTGGTGGTGTTGGTGGATACTTAGATAAATTATTTTGCTTTAAAAATTGTGCAAGAGTTACTGCTATAGTCATTCCAGCAGTTTTTGGTATATGTAAAAAATACAAAGTTTTATTTGTTGTCATTTTGTCTCCTATGCATTAAGTATATCATGTCGATGTATACCCTATGAATCCACCACAGATATAAACGCAAACATTAGGTGGGCAGGGAACAAGAACTGGATCACACCAATAACAGTTTGTTTCACAGGTGTTTCCTGCAGGTGCAGTCGGTGTAGGCGCTGTTGGAGTTGGTGCAGTCGGTGTAGGCGCTGTTGGGGTAGGTGCTACAGGAGTGGGTGCTGCTGGTGTAGGTGCTGCTGATGGACAACACTCATTTGTGTCATTATTAAATGTACCTGGGCATTGTTCGTCATTTGAAGCATAGTAACATCCTGGGCCATAACTTGACGTTGGAGTTGGTGCAGTCGGTGTAGGGGCAGTTGGTGTAGGTGCTACAGGTGTAGGAGCAACAGGTGTAGGAGCAGTCGGTGTAGGTGCTGTAGGATCTGTACAAGAAGCACCAGTTGCGCTGTTATTTACACAAGTTCCAATATTTCCATAATTACAAGACGGCATATTTGGGTTTGGGGCATCTGCACTTGTGCACTGGTGCCATCCGCTTAGCGGTGTTGCCCATGCAGTTGGTGTAGGAGCAACAGGTGTAGGTGCTACTGGGGCAGGTGCTACAGGTGTAGGAGCAACAGGTGTAGGTGCTACAGGTGTAGGTTCTGCTGCTGGACAACACTCATTATTGTCAGGATTAAATGTACCTGGGCATTGTTCGTCATTTGAAGCATAGTAACATCCTGGGCCATAAGTTGGTGCTGTTGGAGTTGGTGCAGTCGGTGTAGGCGCTACTGGGGTAGGTGCAACAGGTGTGGGTGCGACTGGTGTTGGTGCTGGATTACAACTTTGTGGTGTTGTGTAAACTCCTCCTGATAAAGTACTCATTGCTTCTAGTTGACAGAAATTGTTTAATCCTGTTACTGCTGCGCTAGAGTTAGCATATTGTCCTATTGCTCCAGATCCATCAGCACAGCATCCATAGTATGTTGTTAAATTAGACGTAGGGGTAGGAGCAATCGGTGTAGGTGCTGTTGGAGTAGGTGCTGTAGGTGTAGGTGGAACATAAGGTACTCCATCACTATTACAACATTTTGTTGGATCATCGCTACATGGGTCTGAGAAACTTCCGCTTGTGTCTCCTGGTGGTGGACATGAAAGTGTTGGTGCAACTGGAGTAACAATTGGCGTTGGTGCTGTAGGTGTAGGTGCAGTTGGAGTAGGTGCTACGGGGGTAGGATTTTCTGCAGGGGTTGCATTAAATGTTGCTGATCCTGTAGCGCTTGTATATCCAGGCTTAGAAACAGTTATATAAACTGTATAAGACTGATTAGGCGTTAAGTTTTCAGCAATAAACTGTTCAGGAAATTCAACATTCTGTGTTCCAAGAGTAGAGGTATATGTATATGGATACGGATAAGAAGAATCATTTGTTACGTCAAATGTTGCATAAACTGATCCTGGATAAACTTGCCATCCACGATATACCGAAATTTGTGGAGTAGGTAATGTCGGAGCGGTTGGTAGTACAGGTGATACAGGAGTTGGTGTAGGTTCAACTGGTGTAGGAGCAACTGGTGTAGGAGCAACTGGAGTAGGTTCTACAGGAGTAGGTGCGACTGGTGTTGGTGCAGTTGGAGTAGGTGCAACAGGTGTTGGTGAAGCAGGTGTTGGTGCAACAGGAGTGGGTGCGACTGGTGTTGGTGAAGCAGCAACTCCCTCATAAATATCTCCAAACAAAACCCAATCATTTGTTGAAATTTTTACAAGAGTTCCTTTGCTGTATCTTCCATCAAGAAAAAGTTGACCATTTTTACTACCGACACTTACGGCAGGAGCAGCAAAAAATGTTGTTCGACCAGTTCCAATTTCTAGAAAATTATAATGATAACCTATTGGAATTTCTACAGAAGAATTTGAAGGTATTGTCAAAGTCATTGATGAAGAAGTATTAAGAAGGATAGTCTTGCTAACATCATTTGCATCTAATGTAAAATCAGATGTTTTTGTTATAACAGTTCCAGAGTTTGCAATTTTTGGCTCAACATCAAATTGATCATCAATAGAGTTCCATTCTAGGCCTACACCAGCAAGTTCAACATAGGCACCTGTTGTTCCATCAATTGCATCAATGATTTCAGAGTCCACATATGCTTTTGTTGCAAGATTTAATGTGTTTGCTATTCCGTGAACATTTGTTGTGGCTGCATTATGATTTGAAATAGCAGTGTTTCTGTTTGTTGTTTCTACAGCAATGGCAGCATTTCTGTTTACTACCTCCGCTGCATCAGCGTCTACAAGATTTTGAAGATGTTTTGCAATTGAGGGAACTACAAGATTTGCGGTATTTGTATTAGATCCATCATAAGTATAAGATCCGTAGTGATAAAGTTTAAGGGCTGCCTGAATATCTGCTGCATCTGAAAGGCCAGGAACTTTGGCAGGGAAAAGGCCAGTACCATTAATGGTATTATCAATGTTTTCTGCTGCCACTATAAATCACCCTTTTTCATTATACCACCGTAATAAAAAGATGAACCATCTTCTCGCCAGACATTGCTGACCATTCCCCATCCAAGTATTCTACTCCCTGTATTTCAAGTGGCAAAGCCAAAAAGCCTTGCGTAGTGATTAGGTCTTTAATTATAAGGTTTGTTGCTATTGGTCCAGAGGCTGCTGGAGATGATACTGAATACTGAATGTTAAATCTAGAAGAACTAACAGTTCCTTCTGCTATATCATATATGTCGGTCACATTGATTGGTGGAATGGTTATCTTTCCATTTACGGGAACCAATGGTCCTTTTACTTCTGAATAAAAATTTGTTTTTAGACTAACCAGCGGAGTCCATTGAGGAGTTCCGCTTGGAGTTGCTACATATTGAAATACTGTTTTATATGTTGATGAACCTGGGCTGTAATCAATAGCAATATCTAAGACTTGCTCATCTTGGGTTATAGAATTTCTAACTGCTGCTTCTCTTGGATCACCTTGAACTCCAATAATTAAACTTCCACGATCTCCTGTTGGTCCAAAATCTAAATCAAGACTTATGCTTTCTGGTCCACCAAATACAGTTAAGTCGTCATTTGATAAAAGTATATCTGCCACTTTTAAGCCCCTGTCACAGGAAACACAGCAGTAATTACTCCTGATTTAAGAGGGTTGGCTGAAGATGTTGCGCCTTGTACTTGGAAGAAGTTTGCTGTAATTGAATTTTTATTATATCCATAAAGATCTAGAGTAATTGTTGCTGTATAAACAGTTTCTGGAGCAAATTTTCCATCATTTGTCAAAACACCAGACCAAACAACGGTTCCCTTATATCCGTTTAAAGCAGTAAATCCTGAAATAGGAGTGTTTCCTTTAACTGGCACAGCAATTCCACCAACTGAGGCACTGGGCTCTGAATAAAGTGTTTCAGGCTTAGCCCCAGTAACTTGATCTGTAACTGTAATCTTACCAGTAAGTAAAGTTTGAACAATATCATACTGACCACTACCTGCTGTTCCAGAAGGCTTTCTTACTTCAACGTCATAGACATATTCAGTTCCAGCAGCGAGTTCAATTCCTTCTGATGGTCTAATTGCACACTGAACATAGGTATTGTCATCTGAGACTCTAGCAAAGCATCTGTAGGTATTGATTGCAGAAGAACCACGGACATTAGCAATTGTAAACTGTGCACTATCATATGGGGCGTATGAATCAGTTACATCGTCTGGATTATTTGCAAAATTTGAAGGTATATAAAATTTGCTTAAATCAAAAACCGTTCCATCGTTCTTTTTAGGGTAAATACGAAACTCAAAGGTATCACCCTTATAGTAATTAAAGTCATAGATTGCTGGAAATGCCATGGTTTTATTATACCACGCTGACGTAGACAGAATTGAGAATTACTGATGCATCAAAATCTGTTCTTAATTGAGGAATTGCTCCATTACCCCACATGGCTTGATCCTCAATAAATATGTTTTGTGTAACTGAAAGGTTATATGTATTTTGATACTTGAGAGAACCTACAAACTGAACAAACTCTTGATTTTTACTTGCAAAATATGTTCTTAGCCAGACCTCTGTATTAGCACTATATGTGGTTAGTTCAAAGTTGTATGTTACGAATATCTGAGATCCTTCTTTTATACCGTGAAAGTTTAGTGCTCTTTGATGGCTATTCCAAAGGCTTGTACAACCTTTAGGAAGGTATGTCTCATTTTGGTACCTATCTTTTGTCTCTAGTGGTAAGGTAACCCATCCATCATCTCCTTGAGATATTCCAAGTTTTATTGGTTTGTCAATAGTGTTTGTATATGAGGCCCATCCTGCTTGCTGACCTGAAGAAGATAAAGAACTTAGTCCGTTTTGTCCAGATTGTCCTCTTTCTCCCTTTTCTCCCTTTTGTCCTTCTGGACCCATTGGTCCTGGCTCACCATTTTTCCCATCTTTACCTGTAGGCCCTTGAGGTCCAACTGGGCCAGGAACTGGAAGAAACGATAGAGTATTGTCTTGATATGGTGCCGACTGACTTTGTTCTACCTGTGCTACGTAAGAAGATTTTTTTGAACCTGGAAAGTCCATAGATTTAGAAGTAGCCATAAAGACATTATCTCATGCTATTTATTTACTTTAAAAGTTTTGTTTTTAACTCTAATTACTGTTGGCAACTCAGGTCTTGGAGTTGATACTTTAACTACCGCCATTATAGGCTACCTGTAATATCACCAATGACTGAAATAGTTCCAATCAAAGGAGTCCAAACTGTATCTGAGTCAATTGTAACTTGTAGATCAAAAGTTAATTCAGTTACTATTGTTTTGTAGCCAGTTCCCCATAGTGCTGTAATAGATGCTGGAGCCAAAATATCTACATATCCTGTTCCACGTGAAACTTCCAGGGAATCAAGAGCATCAGACTGAGGATCATAACTAGTAGCCTCAAAGGTCCAATCGGATATATCAAAATATGTTACTTCGTCATCTTGCAAAAATTCAACACGAAGTGGTGAGGTATCTCCTCTAACGATTTGCCATTTAATTCTGGCTGGATCTGCTCCAAAAACTTCTGGTCCATGCATAGTCATAATGTGATTATACCATAAAAAGACTAACACCTTGATTGGTGGGTATAGGACAAACCAAGGTATTAGCCAGTATTAAAATTATACCATAATAGACAAAATGAACATGATATTAAAAGTTATCAAATTGTTATAATAGACAATGTCCGATTTGTTACTTTTAGAACTATTCGCCAGAATTGGGATAGTGTATACTTAAAATATATAAGAAAAAAGAACTATCTTTATAGTTTTAAAAACTATCTTTATATATAGTATATAGGAGAATTGATGCCTAAAAATTTTAGCAAGTATCTTGATGGCGAATTACTTGGACCAACTATTGCTATGTTTATGGATATAGAAAATAATACAACATATTCTCAGGTTTGTCCAGATTGTGATCATAACTCTTGCATTTCAGAGCGAAATCGTGCAAAAAGTAAAATAAAAGATGTTGACTTCTTAGACCCTTTAATTTCATATAAAATCAACAACTATGGATATAGGTCAGATGATTTTTCCAAAGAAAATGCAGAATTAAATTTCTTGTATGGTGGATGTTCAAATACTTTTGGTGTAGGGGTTCCAATTAATTGCCTTTGGTCAAATCAGGTAAACTCCTTTTTGGGTGGCGATAAGTTTATGAATCTTGGAATCAATAGTGGTTCTTACAAAACAATGGTCTATGATATTTTCAATTATATTAGAAAAATTGGAAAACCAAAAGGTGTTTTTTTACTTTTTCCAAATATTGAAAGACAGATAAATTTTGTAGAAAGAAAAAAAGAAAAAGACTCTGTAGATTTTTTTGTAAAAGTATATAGGGGAAGTCCAGATATGGAAAAATTTATAACTGTAATTCCCCAAAGGGTAAATCTCTTTGAATTTTACAATACAGTAAAAATGCTTGAAGACTATCTCTATGAACTAGGAATCCCTTTTGTTTGGAGCACATGGGACAATAGCCTAAATAGTTTAATATTACAAAACAATACATTTAATAACTACACAAGTTCAGATAATTTTGAAATATATAATAAAATAGAGTCTTCTACTAAGCCTGAAAAACTTGACAACAAGTATTGGGATGTTGCAAGAGACGGATCTCACCTGGGGTCTAAGTATCACCTATATTATGCTTTAATTATGCACGAAGAATGGAAAAAGAAATATGAAAAAAATAATCAATAGGGTTAAGTTTTATTTTTTTAAAAGAAAAAACAAAAAGAAAGATTATATATACTAAACTACTTTTCGTTTTTAGCAATATGCTCAATTAAAATTTTATACATTTCATCAAGTTTCTTCTCTTGACGATCTCGTGAAATTTCAGAATCAATCCTCTGGTCTTCTAAAGCACTTTCTAATCTCGAAATTTGATCTTTCATCGATGATCCAGAATTGGGCTTAAGTTCGCTGAGATAATGTTTTACCATCCACTTGATTGCGAAGGCGATTGATGATACAATTGTGAGTATCGCTACGATTAGGGAAGCCCAGTCTTGAATTGTCATAGTAACATTATTATAAGGGGTGTATTTTAAAAATGAAAACAGAGATACTAAAAACACTTGAGCATTCCACGAATTTAATTATATCTCCTGACATGGATGGTTTTATGACCGCAAAATTATTAGAGCGTTTTAACGGTTCGAAAATAGTGGGTTCGTATGACAAGAATATTTTATGTCTCGCCGACGGTATCAATCCCGAAGAATGTTTGTTCGTCGATTGCGATATGAATAGAGAAGAGTTTGTATCTCTCGGAAATCATATGCGTTTAATTCGAGACGGTATGTCAAGTAAGTCGTTCAATCCGAATGTACACTTCGGCGTTACGACATATAGCGACAAGTTTCCTTTCGCAACCGC